TTAATGATACTGTATCAAATGTTTTAGATACAGTAAATAATGCATATATTGATTCACTTGAATCTAAAGACAAATCTTCTATTGAATCATCTATTAAAATGCCTGATTCACTTGAATCTAAAGACAAATCATCTATTGAATCTTCTATTAAAATGTCGGATTCTATTGAATCTAAAGACAAAACAGAAAATAACGATAGCTCTATTGGTTCTATAAGTTCTATTGGTTCTTCTATCAAATTATCTGATTCAGAAGAATCTTCAAAATCTGAAAACTCTTTAAAAGGAGGAGCAAAAAAAAATACACAAAAAGATAAATTCAGAACATTCTTCCAAGAACGTATTAGTTCCAGAGATAAAGAATTGTTTGAAAAATATAATAAAGATGGAATGTTTGCAAAATTTTGTCCAAATCATCTTTCTAGACAACCTGTAATTTTAACTGAAAAAGAAAAAAAAAATATTGATGAAAATCATCCTAATTCTTATAATGGTGATTTTATACATTATGGTTCAAGTGAAAATAATAAAAATTATTATATTTGCCCTAGATATTGGTGTATTGAAGGAAATATTAGCTTAAATCCAGAAGATGTATCTGTTAAAGATGGTAAATTATATAGCGAATCTTGTATTGATGGAACAATTCATGAATTTACTTCTGATTTACAACACAAAGATAAAAAAGGAAATTATAGATTCAGTCATCCTGGAATACTTGATAAAAAAGGAGAATGCTTACCTTGTTGTTTTGGAAGAAAACAAACTGATAAAACAAATAACTTAATTAATAAATGTATGACAACACAAGAAAATAATAATACTGTAAATACTGTAAATACTGTAAACACTAAAAATATAACAGAACAAGAAATCCTGAATGAAGATGACCAAATTCTAACAAATGATAAAATGACAAATAAAGATGAAGAAAAAATAAAATATATACAACAATCAAATAAATTTCCATTAGAAAATGGTAAAATAGGACATCTACCATTAATTTTAAAAAAAATATTTGATTCTGAAAATAAAGATTATTCATTTGTTCATATGGGTTGTAATCATGTACATAATAAGTCATTTATATCATGTATGAGTGTTATTTATACACTTAATGTCCTTAAAAATAAAAATATACTATTCTCTAATGAAGGATTACCTATTCAAGTATTTAATAATAAAATAATAACTGCTCTTGATTTGGACTTATTTACACAAATGCATAATGGAAACCTTATTCATATATTTGATAATGAATCATCAACAACTCTTGATAAAAATGATTTTACAGACACATCCATTTATAAAAATTTATTCAAAGATGAAAATACTAACAATAATTTTCTTTTTAATAAAATACTTACCGCTTATGAAAATTTTCAGAATTATATTTTAAATAAAGATACTATTATTGATTATAAATATCTATGGGATTTATTTACACAACCAAATCCAAATTTATTTCCAAAGGGAGTTAATTTAATAATTTTAGAAGTAAAAAATGATATGAATGATTATGTTGAATTTTTATGTCCTCCCAAATATTACTCCAATAACAAAATTGACTCAAATAAAGATTACTGTTTTATTTTAAAACAAAATCATTATTATGAACCTATATTATTTTTCAAAAATTATATTAATGAATTAAATGATGAAAAAACCTATCTGAAACAGATTAATGAAAAATTAATTGCAAAACATGACTTACAAAATATTAAAAACGTATTAAAATTTATCAATGATCTTTATAAAGAAAATTACTGCAATGCAACTATTGACAATAATAATAATAATAGCTTTCAAACTGTAAATGGTTCAACATTACAAGATTTACTACCAAATATGGATATTCAAATATCTAAACAGGTTGTTAATTTAAATGGTAAAATAATTGGATTTATTTGCCTTGTTAAAAATAGACAATTACTTGAAAAAATAGATTATAATATTAGAGAATTCAATATTTTTATACCATGCTTTCCAACATATATCAGAAATAATATTGAAATTCTTCTTCTTAATGAGAATAATATGAATCCTTTTATTCAAAATTACGAAAAAACAAAAATAGTATTAGATTACATACATAATAATACAAATGGTACAATTAATTTGAATCCAAAAAATAAAGTAGTTAATGAAAAATATATTATTGGATTAGTATGCAATGCTAATTTGTTTATTCCTACAATTAAAAAATTAAGTGATTCAATTGTTGATGAATTAGAAGAAGTATATAATAATTATTTAGTTTATAACGGTGATACTTTTGTCTATCTAGATGAAATAATATTAACTAAAAATAAAGAAGATAATGATAGAAAACAAATTGTCAAAAAAATAAAATTAGAAAATGATTTATATAATTTATTTCGTAATATGGCACGTATGGTTTTAAATAATTATAAGAATCTTTCCTTCAAAAATGAAATATTAAATATTATTAATACAAAATATTACACATATGTATATAAGTTCAACAAAGTATTAGAAATATTAAAAGATAAATTAAATAAGTATATCATTTTCACAAATAAAATGAATAATCTTGAGAAAAGACAAAATATTTATCAATGTGTTGATTTGAATGATGACTGTAATATATTTTTACCAACTAAAAACTTAATAACAAAAAAACCAAATGAAACTATTTACTTTGAAAAATTAACTGATGAATTAATTCGTTTCAGTCATTATAGGAAATTTATGTTTGATTCCCAATATTATTTAAATTCTACTTTGAATGATTATGAACTTGATTCAAATGAAATATTATTGCCTCAATCATTAACAAATATATCTTACATTGATGAATATAATAACAAAGAATATGACACTTCTAACATTAATTCATTCATTCCTATTGTTAATTATGATGTAAATAATAATGTTGTAAATCTAAATAATTCAAATACTAACAATGATAAAAATAAGAGTAAATCTTCTAAAAAAACACAAAAAAAACAATGCCCTAAAAGATGCCCAAGAAAAACAAGATGCAATAAGGAAAAGGGTATTTGTGAACCTATTAATTAATGCTAACTTTATTTAATCTAGACTTAAATTATCTATCATTTCATTTAATTCATCTTCATTTAAACCTTCTTCATTTTCTTTATCACTATCATTTAATTCCACTGTTTCTTCGTTTGGTACTGGTATTTGAACAAAACCATCTCTCTGAAATACAAATGTATTGAAATAAGAACTGTAAGAAATATCATAATATGAACTATATTGATAATTATATGAAAAATCACTCATATTATTTTCATTATTGGATACTACTTGACCTTCTTCAACCTCATTCCAAAAAATATTATCAGAAGTATTTTCAGAAATATTTTCAGAAGGATTCTCATCTATTATTGTTATTTCTTGTTCATTATCATGATATAATGGATGAGGTTGTGGCTCAGGTTGTGGCTCAGGTTGTATTATAGTTTGACTTACATTAACAGATATACCATCATCATCTTCATCATCACTATCTGAAGTTTCATCACTATTATAATCATACATAACGTCATTTGCTGGATTATGGATTTCAATAGGTACCTCGCTCATAGATTGATTTATTTGCTGAAGATTTGTATTATAAAATATTTGGTCTTGACTTACCTCATAAAAATTACTAGATTGTTTTACTTTTTTTCTAGATATATCTTTTAATGGAATATATTCAGTATGATAATATATTCTTCTTATTCTTCTTGTAATAAATTTATCACTAACTAATTCTCTTTTATTAATAATACGCATATAACGTCGTCCAAAAGCAGGATTTTCTTTTATAAATAATTTTAATTTTACTAATAAATAATGATTATAAAAATTATATCTTGTATTAGATAATGTTAATTTTGTCATTACATATATAATGTAAAACGGTTTATATGCCTCTACAAATATTTCTTTTGGAAAATTAACATGAACCCATTTCTTCTTTCTTAAACGTATTGAAAAATCTTTACACATTTTTTTAATGCCTTCAAAATATTCATGAATTGTTAAATTTTTTAAATAATCAACAATTGATACTTCACGTGCTTCACTTTCAAAATGTATTCCAAATAATTTTATATCAAAATTAGAAATAAAAAATTTTTCAAATAAATCTTGTGTCTTAAAGTAAGTTAATTGTTTGTAAAAAAAATATATATTATATAACATTGACTTCTTAAAAATAATATTTGTATATGGATTTTTTACCATTTTTGGCTCTTGAAAAAATACCAAATATTCTGCTATGAAAATATTTGATAAATTATCTTTTATTATATTTAATAAGTCATGAATTTTAAAAGTATAAATTGTATTATTTTCTAATAATCTTATTGTATATTTATCATTATTATTTAATGGATTACCATGTAAATCCGAATCAATATTATATACTTTTGCCTTTTTCCATTTATAAATACTATATAATTTTAAAAATCCCATATATACCTTTTGAGTCGTACAAAAACTATTAAAAAAATGATTTCTACATTCATCACTATAAAAATTAATTTTTAACATGTTATTTAAATGCAAATACTTATTTATATTTAAATTATAAAACTGAGATAAAAAATAAGGTTTAATAGACCAATTATTAGAATTAGATGCCAATTCATGAGGGAATAATTTTTTATATATATAATTAAAGGATGAATTATGGTTTATTGATAACATATATATATTATTTTAATACATATATTTTAAATTATTTTAAATGATTTTAAATATTAATTTCGTAATCATCATCATCTTCAATATCTTTTTCTTTTATATTCATTATATTTTGATTCATTTTTAATTCATTATTACTGCATTTAACATTACTATTATCTAGTAATACATCATCCATATCTATTTCTTCTTTAAATTCATATGGTTCATTTGATTTCATTTTATTAATATCTAATACTAATTGGAAAGCACTTGTACCAAAATAACCATGCTGACCACACATTACATTAGAAGATACACCTCTCATGTGGTCAATATCACCATGTCGTGCTGCTTTTAAAAACATTTCAGGTGTCTCTTCAAATGATGCTTTTGCAATTGGTCCAATATCATCGTTATTAATACCATGTCTAAATATTGAAATCATTTTATATGAATAAGTCATTCTATCACATAATACTGTTAAATGGTGATGATTAATATACATACCTTCAAATACTTCTGTTAATTCATTGTATATAGATTGCCTAGCAGCTTCAATTCCTAACACATCATATATTTCTGTAATACTATTACTAAAGGTACGACTAACATTTACATAATCCAAGGATAATATATCTAATAAATTTGAACCTACTGTATCTAAAACCCAGAATTCTTTATTTACATAATCATTATCTTTCTTTATAACTTCATCTTGTACCTTTCTCATAATTACTTTATCTACACCTCTTATTCCTCTTAAAGTTATATTATTCAATAATGCATCTTGAAAATTCTTTAACAAATATATTTCATCGGATTGGTCCAATGGATTCAATGACTTTTTATTTTTATCTTTTTTCAATAAATTATTTATTCTTATTCTGAAAATAAGTTTATCCATATTATAATCATTATATACACAATTAATATCCTCATTATATTGGCTATTTGTTAATGCAAAATGAATATCATCCATAGTTATATTTTTTTCTAACATTACTTCTGGATCCATTTCAATTCTTAAAACCCATTTAGATTTCTCTTTATTATTATCCATTGTATCTACATTATTATTTATCATTTTTTCAAATTCAAAATATTGATTTAATAACAACTTATCTTCTTCAATTAATGACTCATCATCCTTTGGATCAAAACAAATTTGAATACTTGAAACAACTTCTTGCAATTTAGTATATTCTATCATATACATAATTGACTTTGCTTTGTTTTTATCTTCTTGGTCTTCATCATTTAAATATATAGATACTGACTTACTTTTTGGATTTTCAGTTAAACTTAATATTTCTTCTATACGTGGTACACCTCGTGTTATATTTGATTTTGAAGAAACACCAGCATAATGAAAGGTATTCAATGTCATTTGTGTTGTTGGTTCACCAATAGATTGTGCTGCAATCATACCTACCATTTCACCAGGATTTACTATTGCCTTCTTATATGTTAAATAAATAATGTCTAATAAATATTCTAACATTTTTTTATTAAATCTATGTGTAATCAATAAATCTTTTGGAGTTAAGTTGTAAAAGTACAAAACTTCCATCAAATCACTTGGAATACAATAATAATATTTTTTCATTTTTTCAAAATTTTCTTCTATCATTGTTATTGCTTCAAAAGGTGTAATATCTACAATAGAATCTTGAGTTATTTTATTTTGATTTCGGATATTTACTATTATGTTTTGAAACGCAATTGGTACATGTATTTTTTGATCATGCTTATATTTATACATTTCTTTTATTATTTCATTTTTATAATGTACCATTTTTTCACTATAGTAATTTGCTTTTGCCTCATATAATTTTTTTTCTTTTTTTAATCTTTTTGAAGCTTCTTTATTAAATATTAAATCATTATCCTTTATAACTGGAATGAAGTAATGCAAGTATATTTCTTCTATATTTTTATTTAATAAATGCAGTTTAGAATTCTCTATTTTTGTTGTTTCCATGTTGTCATCTCCATATTTAAATTGTACTATTTTATTTTTACTGTTTCTTACTGTCATATCATATTCAACCTTAATATCTTCTAAGCCTTTAATTAATCTTCTTTGAATATAACCAGTTTGTGATGTTTTAACAGCAGTATCAATTAAACCCGTTCTACCACCCATTGCATGAAAGAATAACTCTTCTGGAGTTAATCCTTGAATATATGAGTTTTTCACAAAACCACGTGCTTCTGGACTATCATTATATTTTGAAAAATGTGGTAATGTTCTATCTTCAAAACCATATGGTATTCTCTTACCATTTACATTTTGTTGACCTAAACATGAAATCATTTGTGCAATATTTAAATCATTACCTTTAGAACCAGATTTAACCATTATTACAAATCTATTATCTTTATTCAAATTTTCTCTTCCAATTTTACCAGCTTCCGCTGTCGCTTTATTTAAAATATTATTAACTTGCATTTCAAATTCTTCCTCGTTCTTTTTTCCTGTATCATTTTCAAAAACACCCAAGTGCAATTGTTCTATTACATCTTGTACTTCATTCTTTTTTGCATTTATAATTTCATTAATCTGTACCTTTGTTTCTTCGTTTGATATTAAATCACTAATACCAACACTATAAGATGCTGTTTTCATATATTCTGTTATAATATTTTGGAAATTATCAATAAAATCAGAGCATGTTCTATTTCCAAAATCATTGCATATACGATGCAATATTCCTCTTGTAGATGAACCTAGACAACCCTTATCTAAATGTCCCCTTACGAATTCACCATTTGATATTTCTAATGTTTTATTTGCATCATTATCATCTTCATCTATTTTGTAATGTAAACTAATTTTTGGTAATATTTGACTTAGTATATCAAAACTAGTTATTTTTTTGTTCTTAAAAATATCAGTATCTATATAATTTGTATTCATTAATAAATTCATAGCTTCACGATGATCAAAATCAACATTTGAACGTGTAAAACGATTTGCTCCTAACAAAGAATCTTGAAATATACCTATAATTGGTGAATTTGATGCTGGACTAACTAATTGATATGGAATATGTGCTAAATGTAATAATTCACATTCGGATTCAACATCTTGAGGCATATGAAGATTCATTTCATCGCCATCAAAATCGGCATTGTAAGGTTTTGTGTCTGCAACATTCATGCGAAATGTATCTCCTCTTTTCATTATTTTCACTACATGACACATCATTGACATTCTATGTAATGTAGGTTGTCTGTTGAATAAAATTGCATCTCCATCTATCATATGACGATGAACAATATCACCATTTTCTAAAATTTGATTTTCACGATTACAATGACGCAAAGATATATTTTCACCGTTTTTCTTTTCTAAAATTTTAGCACCAGGCCACTCATCTGGACCACGAATTACTAACGATGTTAAGAATTTTTTATTTTTATCATTTACTATAATTGGTTTTGTAATATTTTTAGCTATTTTTAATGGAACACCTAATTCTCTAATTGATAAATTTGGGTCTGCTGTAATTACAGAACGAGCACTAAAGTTAACTCTTTTTCCCATTAAATTACCGCGAACTCTACCTGTTTTACCATTTAACCTTTCCTTTATTGATTTCAATGGTCTTCCAGAACGTTGGGCAACTGGTAAAGCACCTGGTATCTTATTATCTACTTGTGTTGCTATGTAATACTGTAAAAATGTTGTCCAATCTTCTATAATATTTGGAGCTGCATTTTGTTCTATTTTTTCTTGTAATACTTTATTTGTTTTTATAATATTTACTATAATATGTGTTATATCATCTTCACTTCTTTGTTGAGCATCATGCTTTACTGATGGTCTTACTGAAGGTGGTGCTATTGGAAGAACTTCACAAATCATCCATTCTGGTCTTGACCATAATGAGCTAAATCCCATAAAATTAACATCATCGTCTGATATTCTTCTAAATAATTTTAATGCTATTTCTGGAGTTATTCTAATATTTATTTTTTCACCATTTTCATCAGTATTTTCCCATTCTGCAAATAATGTAGCTAAACCCTCCTTCTTTATTCTTTTTGGTTGACTACAACCACAACCTCCTTCATTTTCTTCACCACATCTAAACGAACTATTATTTGTTAATTTATTGCATATTTGAAATACAGTATTCCATCTTGTTTCATTTGGTAATTTGTTTAAATAATCATATTTTTCTTTACTTATTAATAATTTACTACATTTAAAACATATACATTTTAATATTTTTAATACAGTTGGTAAATATTGAATGTAAAATACAGGACGGGCTAATTCTATATGACCAAAATATCCTGGAGTATTAATATAATCTAGACCATCCGTTGGACAAACTAAACCTGGTTCTAATACACCCATTCTTGGATCAAATAAACCACCTATTACTGGTTTGTTATTTACATAGGTATCTCTATTTGTTATTTCTGCAACGGAATTCTTTCTTATTTCATCTGGAGACAAAATACTAAATTGAATACCAATAATTTTTGATACATTCTTATTATTACTCATCTCTTATATATATGTAATTATATTTAGATTGTTTTTCAATTTTAATTTTTTTAATTTTCTAAATAAAAATTGATTTAGAATTAATTACTTTTTTTAGACAAATATAAAAATGGAAAAACAAAATATGAATTTAAAAGTTATTAAAGACAAAGAAGAAGAAATAATATCTAAAACAAAAGTAATGGCAAATATTGAGAAAAAAAAACAAGAAAAAAAATATAATTATAGAGATGATGACGATAATGACGGAGATAGTGAATTAGACGAACATGATATTGAAAGTGAAGAGGAAGAAGAATTTGATAAAAAAGAATTTACAAAAATGCTAAGTAAAATGTTTCCAAGTAAATATATTAATGAAAAAGTAAAAAAAAATAGTAAAAATGATAAAAAAGAAAAGAAGGAAAAAAAAGAAAAGAAGGAAAAAAAAGATAAAGATATTGTAGAAAAGAAAAATAAAAAAAACAAAAAAAAACAAAACGATGAAGAAGAGGAAGAAGAATATGATGAAAATGAATTACCAAAATTAAATATTTATTTCACATTCGGTAATAATGGTTATGATGAAGAATATGATGAAGAATATGATGAGTATGATGAAGATTATGATGATGAAGATTATGATGATGAAGATGATTCAGATTATGAAGATGATGAAGATGAAGAAGAAACTGAAGATGAAGAAGAAACTGAAGATGAAGATGAAAGTGAAGATGAAGAAGAAACTGAAGAGGAAGAAGAAAGCGAAGAAGAAAAAAATGAAAAAAAGAAAAAGGCATTTAATTATATATTAAGAGGAAGAAGTATTGAAAAAGAAAATGAAGAAGAAGATGAAAACGAAGAAGAAGATGAAAACGAAGAAGAAGAAAGTGAAAAAAAAACAAAAAGAAAATCAAAAAAGAAAAAACAATCAAAAAATCAAAAAAGAACTGAAGAACAAATTCATAATGAAATTGAAATGTCAAAACAAATATTAAAAGAAGCCGAAGAAAGACAAAAAACATTAAAATCATCTACTCTTAATAAAACAATTAAAATATGTAAAAAAGAAATTGCAACATTAGAAAAAGAAAAGCAAAATTTATACAAAAAAGATAAAGAAAAGAATGTTAGAAAATTTAGAAAAATTATGACAAATAAAAATGTTATGAACGACTATGAAATTTTTAAAAAATTATCTATAGGTGAACAAACTAAAATTATAAATGAAGCTATTGAAGTTAATAAAATTACTCAAATTGAAAAACCATATAGATTATCATTATTAGAATCGGATTTACCACATAGTTTTAAAGCTTGTGCATTGAAAAAGATTAATATGCTAAGATATATGGAGCCAGGTGCTGGTGAATTTTATAAAGTAAGAAATTGGGTTGAAACATTTATGAAAATTCCATTTGGAAAATATAGTACTCTTCCAATATCAAAAGAAGATGGTTTAGATAAATGTCATGAATTTATGGAAAATTCTAAAAAAATACTTGATGAAGCAGTATATGGTTTAAATGATGCTAAAATGCAAATTATGCAATTTGTTGGACAATGGATTACTAATCCAAATGCTATTGGTTCTGCAATTGCAATTAAAGGTCCTATGGGTACTGGTAAAACTACATTAGTTAAAGAAGGCATAAGTAAAATTTTAGGAAGAGATTTTGCATTCATAGCATTGGGTGGTGCTACCGACAGCAGTTTCCTAGAAGGTCATTCTTATACATATGAAGGTAGTTCTTGGGGTCAAATTGTGGAAATTTTAATTAAAAGCAAAACAATGAATCCTGTAATATATTTTGACGAATTAGATAAAATAAGTGATACACCAAAAGGTGAAGAAATTACTGGAATATTAACACATTTAACTGATACATCTCAAAATAGCCAATTTCATGATAAATATTTTTCAGAAATAGATTTTGATTTAAGTAAGTGTTTATTCATATTCAGTTATAATGATGAAAGTAAAATCAACCCAATTTTAAAAGATAGAATGTATCGTATAGAAACAAAAGGTTATGATGGTAAGCAAAAAACTGTTATTTCTAAAAATTACTTACTTCCTAAAATAATGGAACAAGTTTGTTTTAATAAAGATGAAATTATAATTGAAGATGATGCATTAAATTATATTATTGAACAGTATACAGATAAAGAACAAGGTGTAAGAAACTTGAAAAGATGTTTAGAAATTATTTATACTAAATTAAATTTATATAGACTTATGAAACCAGATACAAATTTATTTGAACAAGAAATGTCATTAAAAGTTGAATTTCCTTTCAAAGTAAATGCTGATATTATTAGCAAATTAATTAAAAAAGGAAATAGTAATAATCATTTCTTAAATACGCTTTATGTTTAATATAGTGTAAATATATGGAACAATTAATAGAAAAATTTACAAAAGAAATTAATGATAAATTTTTTTATTTTGAAGAAACAATTAATTATTTAAAAAATAAAATACAATCATTAATAGATGAATTTCATAATGAAAGAAAAGAATTGAAAGAAGAAAATGATAAATTAAGAGAGGAAATTACAAGTTATCAATATCAAAATTTTTCTTATGAACAAATATTGAGGAATCCAGAAGAAAAGAAAAATAGTTATATTTTTTGTATAATTTGTGATGAAAATAACAGAAATGTATTATTCAAACCATGTAATCATTTACTAATTTGTGATACTTGTTCTGCAAACCATCATTTTGATACTTGTACTATATGTAGAACTAATATTGAGTCATTAGAATATGCATATTTAGTTTAATAAATTGTAAATGGCAAATATCTTTTTTTATGTAATATATCATGTATTGAATTACTTTTTATATTTTTTTCTTTGTTTTCAATAAACTTTAAATATGATATTTTTTTTTCTGAAACACTTTTTTTTGAATTATATTTGATATTACAAATATTATTTTGCAATGCATATTTATACATATATGAAATACATGTATAAATTTATTATATTATTTTGTAGCATTTTATTTTTTATTACATGTACTTGCACAACTTCTATTACCACCTCTAGTGTTAATATGTTCCATTTGATCTTTAGATAAACATGCACAACCATCACCCTTAGTATAAGTACTAGGACAACATTCTGGTAAAAATTTTGTCTTTTGGAAAAAATCCATAGTTCCTTTTAATGGTACTTCAGTACTTTCAAATTCTTTTTGTAAATATAATGGTTTGTGAGGTTCAACCTGTGATTTTTCATATAAAGAAGTACCTGCGGCATAAGAACCAAAGACATCTTTTGTATTATTTTCCTTTATTGGACTTCCTAAATCATTATCTAACATTTTCATACCTTCAAACAAACTTAATTTACTGCATGAACATACCAAATGAATACTTGTTAACCAAACAAGTAATAAAGTAATTAATAATGTTTCTACATGTATTTTTAATCCGAATATTTTAAATTCCATTATATCATATAATGACAAATTTTTTTTATAAAAAATAAAACGACTAAATTATTTAAAAAAAAATAAACTATATATTTATGGATAATTTTCAAAAACTAAAATTACAAGAAATGATTAAAGCAAATGATGTGGAAGACCAAACCGGAAAAATAAGAGAGCTAAAACATAGCGACCTAATTAGAAAAGATATGATTCAATTACAGTTATTAAAAAAAACAAATCAAGAATTATATAAAAATAATTCTGAAGAATTTAATAATTTATGTGTTGAAAAGTGCAATTTCTTATTTAATAATTATACCGACATTTTCAATAAAATAAAAAAAGATGAACTAGATTTACTTTTATTTGATGATTTTTTAAAAATCTTAAAAAGAATTGAAAATCAAGAAATTGATCAACATCAAGGTTCATATATTGTTGGAGAGATTTTGAAAAAACTATATGTAGATACTGCATTACGTAGAAGTAATAAAAATGATTCTGAAGTAGACGAAACTTTACATCCTACAAATAATATATCATGGAAGGAATATAAAAAACAAATATAAAAAGAAAAATATAATACATATAATGAAACTTGTTATTGTTGAATCTCCTGCTAAATGTAAAAAGATTGAAGAATTTTTAGGCGAACCATATAAGGTAATCGCTAGTTTTGGTCATTTTAGAGAATTAAATGGTCTAAAAAGCATTGATAAAGATTTTAATTTAACTTATTTTATTTCTAAAGAAAAGATGAAATATGTTGATAAAATGGAAAAATCAATAAGAAAGGCTAAAGAAGTTATATTGGCAACTGATGATGACCGTGAAGGTGAAGCAATTGCATGGCATATATGCGACCATTTTAATCTCTCTATAAATAATACAAAACGTATATTATTTAATGAAATTACTAAAGATGCCATTTTAAACGCAGTTAATAATCCAACAACGATAAATATTAATCTTGTACACGCACAACAGTGTAGACAAATACTTGATATATTAATTGGTTATAAATATAGCCCTATGTTATGGAAATATATTGCATCTGGTAAAAGTGATAGTAGTCTATCTGCTGGTAGATGTCAAACACCAGCACTTCGCATTATTTATGATAATTATTTAGAAATACAAAAAAATAAAGAAAATAAAGTATTTGAGTTGTCTGGGTATTTTATGAGTAAAAATGTTTATTATACCTCTAATTATGAATTTAAAAATGAAGATGATGTTAGATTGTTATTGCAAAACAGTAGTTTATGTCAGTATTTTTTTGAAAAAGAAAAACCTAAAGAATCTATTAAAAAACCACCCTTACCTTTTTCTACTTCATCTTTACAAATAACTGCATCCAATTTATTAAAATATAGTCCTAAACAGACAATGTCCTTATGTCAAAAATTATATGAAGCTGGTCTTATTACATATATGAGAACTGATTCTAGAAAATATAGTAATGTTTTTATTCAACAAATTAAAAAACATATTTTAAATAATTACGAAGATAAATATGTTAATGCCAATATTGATAAACTTGGTTCTAGTGCTTTTCAAAAAAATAAACAAGCACAAGAAGCACATGAATCTATACGTCCGACAAATATTACTAAAGAAAGTATTGGAGATTCATTTGATGGAAAAATGAAAACATTATATAAATTAATATGGACTAATACAATGCAAAGTTGTATGGCAAATTCTATATATAGTTCATTAAAAACTAAAATAAAAGGTCCTAAACATAATGAAGATTACGTTTATTATTTTAATATTTCCGAAAAAAATATATTTCCCGGTTGGAAAATATTATCCAATAAATTAGATGATAACAATGACTATGATGGTTTGATAAAATTAAAAAACGAACAAAAAATTAATTACAATAAAATTATTGCTGAAGAAAACATTAAAAATGTAAAGCATCATATAACTGAAGCAAAACTTGTAAATATTTTAGAAGAAAAAAATATTGGACGCCCCAGCACATTTGCACAAATAGTTGATAAAATTCAAACACGTGATTATGTTGTTAATAAAAATATTACAGGTAAAACTGTTAAATGTAAAAAATATAATTTAGTTAAGAAAGATATTATTATTGAATCTTTAGATAAAACATTTGGAAATGAAAATAAGAAGTTGGTAATTCAACCCAAGGGTATTATGGTTATAGAATTTTTAATTGAAAATTTTGATAAAATATTTAGCTACAATTACACTGAATCTATGGAAGTTGATTTAGATAATATTGCAAAAAATCTTTCAACATTAACCAATATATGTGAAAAAAATAATCATGAAATTAAAGATTCTATAAAAGATTTTGAAGCAAAAAATCCATCTAAAGCAACATATGAAATAGAAGAGAATCATGTTTTTATGATTGGAAAATATGGACCTGTTATTAAAAGAACTATTGATGGTAAAAGTGATTTTTTAAAGGTGAAACAAAATATTGAATTAGAAGAAATAAGAAATGGCAGTTTGTCTTTAAAAGATATTTTAGAAGAAGATGATGGTATTGGAAAATATAAAGATAAAGAAATATATCTAAAAAATGGTAAATATGGTAAATACTTAAATTGGAATGAACAGAACTTCAAAATTAATAGTGATGAATCAATTGATTTAGAAAAAGCCATTGAAATTATAACTAATACAACAAGCGATATTTTAAGAGTAATTGACAAATATACTAGTATTAGAAACGGAAAATATGGACATTATATTTATTTTAAAAATGATAAAATGAAAAAACCTAAATTTATTAATTTAAAAAACTTCAAGGAAGATTATTTAAATTGTGATGAATCTATCATATTAAATTTTGTAAATCAATAAAATATTAATTATTATTATATGAACTATTATGAAAATATATTCTTTGAAATTTCAATTGCTTTTATTTTTTCAATTATATTTGATTATATTGATGAATAAAATATAATTATAAATTATATGGATAATAGTGATACAATATGGATTGAAGTTTTATTGATTACTTTAATGTTTTCTATTATTTTAATTACATTAATTACAAGTGATACAAGACAAACTGTTCATGTTTTTACAACATTTATTATTGGTTTTATAGGTTTAATTATGTATAAAGAAAAAAGAAACGACCAATTAGATTATATTACATTATGGATACCATTGTTATTATTATTAGGTATTGCAATTGGAAATCTTGTAGTAGATATATCTAATTATTTAAAGTTAAAAGATACTGAAAAAGATTTAATGAAAAATGATAGCAAATATAAAAGTCTCAAAATAACTGGTGATGTATTCTTTTTATTAATGGCAGGTATTTTATTTGGATTTAAGTATAGTAATAATCTAAAAGCATATTTTGAGGATGATGATACTCATAGAATTGTAATAACTATAATTTTTATAATATACTTATTGATCTGGGCATCAAGTGTTTATATGCTACATGTAAAAAATAGAAGGGTTAATAATTTAACAGATGAAAAGGTTGTTGATGATAGTAGTGGTACTACTAGTGTCCCAATGACAGGTGGTGTTTATAATAATAATAATAATATTGATTCACACATACACGGTTTTCCTTCATAATCATAAATACAAAAATTTATATGTTAAACCATATTCTGTTTCACTTTCCCATATTCCGGATAATTTTAAAACTATTTTAAAATTTTCTATTTTTTTATCACCTTCAAAAGGTAAAAATAACTTTATATAATTATTATTTAGTTGTTGAGATATATTGTAGATTGCTCTTTTATTTTGTAGTTTTATTTTATTTAAAATACTATGCTCTAAATATAGTATTGTTTGTATGAAATTATAATGACGTTCATTATTAAATAAACATTTAAACTTATTATAATATTTTATTATTTCAACATTGTTTAATTTGAATTCAATATAGATTGTATTTAATGATATATATGGATTAGAGTATATTATTCTTCTGAATTTACTATTTTCTATTATTGTATTTTTTATGGGTTCACTGAAAAATATATTACTATGATTTAAATTATTAATACTCATGCACAAATTCATGCTTCTTTTAATAAATTAAATTTTTATTTTTAATATCTTTCATTTCATTAATGAAATTAAATATGTTAATTACTGGGGGTACAGGTATGGTAGGACAAGCTATCAAAAAGCTTGAAAATAAGATACCATGTAAATGCTATTTTATTGGTTCAAAAGAATGTGATTTAACTGATTATAATCAAAGTAAAGAATTATTTGAAAAAATAAAACCAACTTATGTAATTCATTTAGCAGCATGTGTAGGTGGACTTTATAAAAATATGAATAACAAAGTTGAAATGTTTGAAAAGAATTTATTAATTAATACAAATGTACTAAAGTGCTGTTATGAATATAATGTTAAAAAATGCGTATGTTGTCTATCAACCTGTATATTTCCAGATAAAATAACGTATCCAATAGATGAAACAATGCTTCATAATGGTCCTCCACATAATTCAAACGATGCTTATGCTTATGCAAAAAGAATGCTTGAGAAACATTGCCAATTCTATAATGATAATTTTAATACTAATTTTGTATGCATTATTCCTACAAATATTTATGGACCTTATGACAATTATAATCTAGAAGATTCACATGTTATACCTGGGTTGATTCATAAATGTTATTTAGCAAAATTATCAAATGAAAAGTTTGTTATAAGAGGAACAGGTAAACCATTAAGACAATTTATATATAGTAATGATTTAGCAAAATTGATTTTATGGGTCACAAGTTCATATGAAAAAAAAGATAGCATTATTTTATCGGTTGATGAAAAGGATGAAATATCAATTAAAGATGTTGCAACAATTATTGCAAAAGTGTATGATTATGAAGAACATATGATATTTGACCCAACATATAGTGATGGTCAATACAAAAAAACAGCTTCAAATAAAAAATTAATAGAAAATGTTGGTGAATTTGATTTTACACCAATAAATGCTGGTATACATGAAACAATTCAATGGTTTGTAGAGAACTATAATTTTTGCAGAAAATAATTAAAGAATAATTAACAATATAATTATGAATTTACATGAAGAATACTTTAATTTAACCGAAAAATACACAAATAAATATGGTAATAAAACAGTTCTTTTAATGCAAGTAGGTGCTTTTTATGAAGTATATGGTTTATTAACAGAAGATAGAAAAGATTGCAGAAGTAAAATATATGATATTGGTGAATTGTGTGATATTGCTGTAGTTGAAAAAAAACAATGCATTGGTGATTTACAATTACTTATGTGTGGGTTTCGTGATTATTCATTAGAAAAATATGTTAAAAAAATACAAAATGATGGATATACTATTGTTGTATATAGTCAAAAAGGAACTGGAAAAAATGTTCAACGAGAATTAACTAATATTTATAGTCCAGGTTCATATATATCAACTGATAATGATAATATATCAAATTATACAACTTGTATTTGGGTTGAAAATATAAAAAATAAAATATATTTTGGTATTTCAAATATAGATGTTTATACTGGAAAAGTCTCTATTTTTGAATATAATGAAACAAATCTAAAATCACCGACTATTTATGATGAATTAGAAAGAATGATGTCTATTTATATTCCAAATGAAATAATAGTAATTTTTAATATTGAAAAAAATGAAATTAAAAACATTCTTTCTTACTTAAATTTATTGAACTCTTGTGTTCATTATATAAATCTTAATGAAAATAATATAAATACAGAAAAGGCAGAAAAATGTCAAAAACAAAATTATCAAAAAGAATTAATACATAAATATTATAAGATACATGATTATAACATTTTTATTGAAGAAATAAGAATGTATGAATTTGCTTTTCAAAGTTTATGCTTTTTATTAGATTTTGTCAACTCGCATAATAATCTATTAACGCAAAATATTAAAGAACCTATAATTGAAAATAACAGTGAACATATTTTATTAGCAAATCATACTTTAAAGCAATTAAATATATTAAATAATCAACAATGCAAAGGAACATATTCATCAATTCTTAGCTTTTTAAATAAATGCATTACACCAATGGGAAAGAGGGAATTTAAATATAATCTATTAAATCCAATTCATAATATAAAAAAGTTAAATTATAGTTATGAGTGCACTGAATATTTTTTAAATAATTCAATAATGACCGATTTTTTAGTAGAAAACTTAAAATATATAAAGGACATAGAAAAAATGAATAGATTGATTTATTTAAAAACCATAAATCCATTTCAGTTATATAGTTTTTATACTTATATTGAATATTGTGAGAAAATAATAAATTATATAAAAATAAATAATCAACCTATTTTTTCATTTCTCTCTACTTTTAATTTTTCAAACATTATAGAAAATATTAAACAATTCAATGAACATATGAAAACAACATTCAATATAAATTTTTTATCAAAACCAAATTTTTGTGACAACGAGAGAAATGTTATTTTTAATAAAAATATTTATCCAGATTTGGATGAATTATTAACTTCTCTCAACTTTAATTATAGCAAACTATATGCTTATAAAGATTATTTTACAACCTTAATAAATACTCATGAAAAAAAGGAAAAAAGTGATGTAATAAAAGTACATGCAACAGAGAAAACAAATTTATCATTATTAACAACAAAAAAAAGAGGTAGTGTAATAGTAGATAAATTAAAAAGTTTTAAAGGTAAGACACAAAAATACAGAGATTTTGACTTAGATTTAACAATACAATTACAAAGTCCAACAAATACAGGTGTTTCAATAGTAAATGACGATATAAAAAAAATATGCTATGAAATTCATAATCAAAATAATAAAATAAATGCATGTGTTGAAAAGTATTTTACTATGTTTATAGAAGATATGGTTTCATATCAAGAGGTATTTGATAATGTAGTTAAAATAATAGTATTTATGGATTGTTATACATGCAAAGCAAAAATAGCAAATAAGTTTAATTATTGTAGACCAGAAATAAATTATAATGAAAATTCATATGTTAAAGCAGAAAATATAAGACACTGTCTAATTGAACAAATACAACAAGATGAAATATACGTTTGCAATGATATTAGTTTAGACGAAAATAATAAAGGTATGTTGCTATATGGTACAAATGCTGTAGGTAAAACAAGTTTAATACGTTCATTAGGCATTTGTATAATAATGGCTCAAAGTGGTTTATATGTACCATGTAGTAGTTTTGTATTTTCTCCATATAAAAAAATATTTTCAAGAATATTAAATAATGATAATTTATTTAAAGGTTTATCTACCTTTGCTGTAGAAATGAGTGAATTAAGAGTAATTTTAAATAATTGTGATAATAATACTTTAATTTTAGGAGATGAATTGTGTAGTGGAACAGAAATAGATTCAGCAATAAGTATATTTTTAGCAGGATTAAAAAAGATATATGAAAATAATTCAACCTTTATTTTTGCTACTCATTTACATCAAATAACAGAATACGATGAAATTGTAAATATGGATAAAATAAATATACAGCATTTAAGTGTAATTTATGATAAACAAACAGATAGCTTATTATATGATAGAAAATTAAAAGATGGACCAGGTAATAATATGTATGGATTAGAAGTTTGCAAATCAATGCATTTACCTATTGATTTTTTAGATGAAGCTTATTTAATAAGGGAAAAATATAGTGGAACAAATAATTTATTATTGTCAAAAGAATCAAATTATAATAAGAAAACAATATTAGGTTTGTGTGAAATATGTAAAAAAAATAATGCTTGTGAAACACATCATATGCAATATCAAAAAGAAGCAGTAAATAAAAAAATAGGGCATTTCAATATGAATCATAATGCAAATTTAATGGCTATATGTGAATTTTGCCATGATAAAATACATCGTGAAAATGTTGTATTGGAAAGAAGAAAAACAACAAATGGATATAAATTTGTTGAAATTAAATAATTGCTTAATAAATTTAAATGATTTAAAATTTTTATAATTATTTAAATATGAAAATAAGTGATAATTTGTTTGAAGAATATTTAAATAATTACAATAAAATAAATTTTCATCCAGAATTAAATAATGTAAAAAAAAATATAAAAAAAATGGATTTTTTTCCAAATTTAATTTTATATGGTCCTTCTGGTTCTGGTAAATATACTCAAGCATTATCTATAATTAGTGAAACATTTAATAATGATTTAAAATATGAGAAAAAAATGTGGATAAAAAATCAAAAAGAAGAATATTTTATAAAGATAAGTGATGTACATTACGAAGTAGATATGTATTTATTGGGTTGTAATGCAAAACAGTTATGGAGTGATATATTTATCCAAATAAAGGATTCTATTGAAACATCACAAAATAAATTTGGAATTATTTTATGTAAAAATTTTCATAATATTAATAATGAATTATTAGAAATATTTTACAGTTATATACAAAATAATAATTTCGGTTGTACAATCAAATATATTTTAATTACAGAACATATTAGCTTTATATTTAAAAATATATTAGATTCATCAATTACAATTGGTGTTGAAAAAATACAAGGTAAATATTTAAAAAATTTAAATAAAAAATCAAAGTCAAAGGAAATTAGTAATTTAAAAAATGTAATAGTAAATATTCCACAAATAAATAAGGTAGAAATAATAACAAGTAAATTATATGATATTTTGAAAGAAGATAAAATAAATTATTTAGAATTACGTGATAATATATATGATTTATTTATATATGATATACCAATATGTGAATGTATTTTAGAATTACTAAAAAAAGTAAAAGTAAATCTAAATAATGAAGAGGTAGAAAAAATATTATTATCTTTAATAAGTTTTTTTAAGTTTTATAACAATAATTATAGACCGATTACTCATGTTGAAAATTATTTATTAAAAATATCAAAATTAATTAAAGACAATTAATATTATTTATTATGAATGATGCATTAAAAATGTTTGAAATAAATAATATAAGTGAAATAGATTTGAAACAATTAAAGAAAAAATATATGAAAAAGGCTATACAATTGCATCCAGATAAAGGAGGTTCAAATGAAGAATTTATAACTTTGCAAAATAACTATGAAATGTTAAAAACTTTAGTAGAAGAAAATGAGATTAATGATTTTGATAAATTATGCAATACATTTATTAAATTTATGACATGTGAAAAAGAAGAAAATAAAAAAGTTCTTCATAATGATTTACTTGATTTATTTAATAATATTTCAAATGATTGGTACAATAAATTAGATAGTCAATATAAAATAATTTTAAAGATGTTATATGAAAAATATAATAAGATTACAAGTGATAAAAAAATAATTAATTTATTTGTATCTTTTGAAGATGTATATAATGATAATATATATAAGTTATATTATGACAATAATTTATTTTTAGTACCATTATGGTGTAAAGAATGTAGTTTTGATTATAATAATATAGAAATAAATGTTAAAATATTTATAGACCTTCCTGAAAATGTTTCTATAGATGAGAATAATAATATATGCATATTTAAAAATTATAATTTACTTGAAATAGTAAGAAAACCTATTTTAGAAATAAATATTTCATCTATTAATATTCCTATAAGAAGGGATAGTATTTTACTAAAAGAAAATCAATTAATTGAATTTAAAAATAGAGGATTGCTTTATCCAAACCAACCCATAAATGATGATAAATTAATAAAAAGTACAATTTACGTAAAGATAAATTTAAATCTTA